TGTGGATATCTACAGCATTGATGCCAGATCAGCGCCCAAGAACAAGCTGTCGACTTCCCGACGCCATGCCCGGCACGCACGCTTATCCGCCGCTCGCCCTTCGCGATCTTGCGAAGGAACTCCTCCTGCCACGGCTGCGGCTGCGCCCCGAGCACGTTCTTCACAAAGCCCACGGGGTCGTCCCCGTAGAGCTCTATGAATTCTATGAATGTATTTTTTTGGGCCATGGGGTTTTCCTACGCCCATAGGGGGGTGGGGGGTGTCTATTTTTTGTGTGTAGCGGGTGGGGTGGGTGCATCTGCAACCGCCCCCGGCCCTTCGGGGGGTGCGGGGGGTGTTCCGGCCTCGCTCGTGTTATCAGGCGCTATCACCTCGGCCTCGATGACGTCATTCCCGCGCAACCCTTCTATATAAAGGGCCGCATTGCCAGCGATTTCAGTGGCTTGTGCTTCTAGCACTTGGCGCTTCTTCTTCTCGGCGAGGTGTTGTAACGCCTCCAGATGCAAAACGTGGGTCGATGTAACATCGACTTGCACATTTTGCTTCACTTTCCCGAGGTTTCGGTCAAGCACTTCTTTGGCCGCGCCCAAGGCTGCTGACGGATTTGGGTCGTCCAGAAGCCGCTCAAGGGTCGCGATAGCCTTCGGCGTCAGCCCCTCGAGGTTGCGCAGCATCCGAAGCTGCTTCGGCGCAAGGCCGGTCGCGTTGAGCGGCTTCTGCCCCGGCAGCAAGCGGCCCTTCGCGTCTCTCAACGGCTTGTAACCTTCGTTCGTCGCCATAGTCGCCACTATAGGATAGCCCCTAAAACTTTGGTGCCTGTGAAATATCACAAGCACATCTCTAACCCGAACGCGCCTATCCCGTCACCCACGCATTCACCTATCAATTCCGTCAAAACGATAGGAACAAACGATTATGCATATAGGGCAGCTTGCCCTATTCTATCAACAGTCGCCAACACAACGGCGCAACATTCGGAGCGAGACAATGGCCAAGATCCACGACAACGCAAAGCTGATTGGCGAACTTAAGTTCGCGAACGATTTCCGCAATCAGCTTTGGATTTCCTACAATCACAACACTGGCGAGCCTATCGTTTGGCAAAGAGTAAAATCGCCCACGGGCAAGTGGACCGACTTCAAGCGCGCGACCGGTCGCAACATTTCAAAAATGGTCGCTGAGATGAAAATGCTCTTTGAAACAGGTCGCGCCGAATGGGCGCAGGTTAACGACGTTTATTTGGCGGCCTTTCACGAGGCCGCCTAACAAGCGGCGCACCTATCAATTTCCCCCAAACAATCGGAACAAACGATTATACACATAGGGCAGCCTGCCCTATATTCACTATCAGTCGCCAACGAACTGGCGCTCTTTCCTCGGAGGCTCCCGTGCTTTCTTTCCCCAAGTCCATCGCCAACAACCCGGCTCGCAAGGGCGAACTCGCTGCTGGCAAGCAGTTGTTTGGTGACTGCAGCAGGTACGCAGTCGCGCCTGTCCACACTCGCTTCGATGCTGTGGAATGGTTCGTTTGGGATGCGGAACATCCCACCTCCGAAATGTTCCGCCCTGCTGTGATCAGGCAGGCTGCGACACTCGAAGAGGCCGTCAAAGGCCTCTGACAAGCAGGGCCGCCTAACAAGCGACCCACCTATCAATTCCGCCCGAACGATAGGAACAAACGATTATACACATAGGGCGCATTGCCCTACATTCACTATCAGTCGCCCACGCAATGGCGCAATCTCAAAGGATCTTCACCATGAAAAGCGCAATCATATATCGCGGTCCTTCCCTTCTCGACGGCGCGCCCATCGTTGTTATCGCCATTGACTCGGCGCGCAACACAAAAACCGGCCGCATGGTCCAGACCTATATCCTTCGCGCCGATATGGACCCTCGCGAAGCTAACAAGACTGGCGCGGATTTTTCGATTTGCGGGACATGTCCGCATCGCGGGACGCCGACGACCGACGCCGACGCGAAGCAAGCTAAGGGTCGTTCCTGCTACGTGTTGCTAGGGCAAGGCGTTCTTATCGCCTACAAAGCAATGCTTCGCGGCGTGTATCCCGAAGTCACTGGACACGCCGCCATTGCTGCGATTGGCAAGGGAAAGCTTGTGCGCCTTGGCACCTATGGCGACCCCGCCGCTGTTCCTTCCTACATTTGGGAAAGCTTGATCAGCGAAGCCGCAGCGCACACTGCGTATAGCCACCAAGCTTCGCGCAATGGTTCGTCGTTCAACGCATCGTTCATGATGCAAAGCGCCGACTCGAAAGCCGAAGCCGAAGCCGCATGGGCGAACGGTCGTCGCACCTTTCGCGTTGTCCAGTCTGTCTCCGATATCGTCGCTGGTAGCGAGATTTTGTGTCCCGCCAGCAAGGAGGCCGGTCGTCGCGTGACTTGCTCGCAATGCAAGCTTTGCGGCGGCTCGAGCATTGGCGCGAAGTCAATCGCCATTCCGGCCCATGGTTCCGGCGCAAAGTATGCGGCTTAAGGCCTAACAAGCGCCGCCTAACAAGCGGCGCAACCCTCCCCACAACCTAAAAGGAAAAACGCAATGGTTATCTCGGATAAAGCCGCTCTCGCCCTTAAAGAAGCCGTCGCAAGCAAGGGCAAGCATAAAGGCCTGCTACTCTCGAAAGCGCCGCCCTCGCGCTCGCTTGCTTATGCGGCTTGGCAAGCCGCGCAAATGTGCTGCAACCCCTATAAGGTTAGCATCGCTGGCATGATCTTTATGAGCGACGAACAACGCGAGATTTACAATGAGATCCTCGCGATATTCGAAGGCCTCGGAATAAAAAGACTGGACCGAGACAGAAACAACCTCGAGCGACTTGGCGCATGGTGAAGGCCTGAAAATCAATCGCCCACGCAAGGGCGCAACATTAGGAGCAAGAAAATGTGGGATACAGTTTGGAAGTTCAAGACCGCGCGTTTCGAGATTGGTCTTGAGTTTGGGCCGGACCACGATATTGACCTGTCGTGGGACGACGACGGAACGACGCGCGAAGGCCTTGAGCGCGGGACGCTTTTCGCGTTCACGGCGCGTGTTTACGTAAAATTGGACGGCGCCACCATAGGCGAGGATTACTTAGGAGGATGTGTTTACGCAAGCGAGCGTGACTTCATGCGCGACGGCTATTTTCGCGACATGGTCAGATGCGCCACAGCCGAAGCGCGAGCGCATATCGCCAACGTCCCTATATTGCGCGCCGCCTAAATCCCCAACTCATCACCCCCGCGCGGAATGCTGACCCTTGTCACTTCCGCGCCGGGAAAGGCTTGCTTCACACCTGCAATCCTTCCCTTCAAAACTTCATACGCCGTGAGAAGCTCGTGAACCGTCACCACGTTCTCCGGGGAGACGCCGGACACGCGCGCCGCGTGCGAAACATCGGCGCGATCCCATGCGACAACATAAGCCTTGCCCTCGAAGTTCACGCCGACCGTTCGCACGGGCAGCTTGTCGGCTTCCAACTCGCTGGCGACCTGATCGAGCTTTTGCCAGCCGCGAATCATAACCGCCGCTCGCTTCGCCACCTCCGCCGGATCGTTCGCGTATATCGCTTGGTCCAGTTTGGCCTTCGCGGAACCGAACAGGGCGGCAACGTCCGGCGGGACAAGCCGTGTCAGTCGCCCAACACCCCACTTCGCCTCAAATTCAACCGCCACTCGATCGAGCGGTTTTAGAGCCTCGCTGACAGCCTCGCACGCTGCGAGGTACTCCGGGGTCACAATTGTCTTAGACCCCGCTCCTGACCCTTCTAATCGCTTCCCAGACGCCTTCGCCATTCCTACCCCTCCTCAACCTTGGAAACCCTACCATGCCAATCCTGCGCGCCACCTTGGACCTGATCGCCGCCGCCTCATTTATCGCTTTCTGCGTCGTCCTCTCTTTCGCTGTCGGAGGCTGACGTGACCGACGCCTCTACCCCCATCAGAAACACGCACCCAAGAACTCCCCGCCAACTTCGCGCTGCCTTGTCCGAACGCGGACTGTCGCAACAGGGCCTCGCACGGCTCGCTGGCGTTGACCCCCGAACAACCCGCCGTTGGTGCGACGAACGCGCGGGCTCCGACCGACAGCTTGGCCTTGGACCCATCGCTATCATCAGCCTAGCTTTGGACCGCTTCGACGCTTCCAATCGAGCCGCAGCTTCGACCGGCTCCAATGATACCGCATCTTCCCTTCACACAATTCCCACAACGTAAGACCTGGACATCGGGCGTAAGACGTAAGACCCCTAAGGGGGGTCTTACGTTTCTTACGCACCGCCTTTGTCGTTTCTTACGCTTTCTTACGCTTTCTTACGCACTTCTTACGCCTTTCTTACGCTCTTTCTTACGCCTAAATATTCCTATCTTACGCCTATCTTACGCCTAAATATTCCTATCTTACGCTTTCTTACGCCAATCTTACGGTCTCTTACGCACCCCAAAAGCGCCTACAGACGCTCCCGAAGGGGCAAGATGCAGGCTCATTCAGTGCGTCAGCCACACCCAATCGTTCCATTTTTCGACCAGTCTTTTGTCCTTTAGCTTTAGCTTTACGTCCCGCCACGCATTACGCTCTTGTGCTCCTGCTTCAGCCGTCGTGACTTGCTTCCAATAGTTACGCCACAGGCTTTCGCGAACGCATTTTACGCCGGGCGGGATGTGCTCGCCTGCTATGGCCGGTAGCTCTCCGGCTTCCGCTATGGCCTTCACGAGCGCCTCCATGGCTTGGCCCTGGTACCCATCCGGCCTGTTTTGGACAGAGCTGCGGATCGCTTCCTTGTTCAGGGCGTCGTTCGTAATGGGGTCGAGGGCCAGGGACGTGATGTCCGGGTCAATGTCGGACAGGCTGACGAGATTTAGCTTGAAGCCGAAGCGAAGCATGTCCTCTCCGTCCTTTTGCTTTGTGATTGTCAGGGCTCCGATACGCTCCTTGCTGGCGTCAGCGCTGACCCGTTCGCAGTGCAACTCCGTATCCACCGCCCCGAGCAAGGCGGAACTGCCACGCATGGTCTGATCGTTGTTCTTGGCGCTGTGGTGGATGATGGTGACGCAGCAGTTAAACTCCGCTTGGATCGCTCCCAAGATGGCGATGCAAGCTCCCACGTCCTTGGCGCTGTTTTCGTCGCCTATGAAGATACGGGCGAAGGTGTCGAGGATGATGAGCGAGGGCGTAACGCTTCTCTCCCTGATCGCCGCGAACAGGGCTTCCATGTCCTCCAGCGATGTCGAAAGGTTGAGCTGCGCCTTTACAAAATGGATCGGCAAGTTGTCGGGCAGGCCGTGCTGTTGGATTAGAGCATCCCTGCGGCGTTTCAGGCCTGCCCCGCCTTCGCCTGCTACGTAAACGACGTGGCCGGGCTTGGTCTCCTTACCGAAAGTCTCCCGACCGCTTGCAACACCTGCCGCGAGGTACAGGGCCGCGAAGCTCTTGCCGCTCCCCGGCTTCCCATAAATCGCGACGAAAGATGCAGCAGGCAGGATGTCCTTCACAAGCCAGCGGATCGGCTCATCCTTCAGCGACCCCCACGGGATAAGCTCCACCCGCTTCTTGGGCTTGCTTTGTTCACTTGCGCCATCGCTGCCGGGCTGTACGATAAACGGTTCCGCGCTGGTTACGGGCTGCGCGAAGCCCTCCACCTGGCGCGAAGAGATCTGCTCCACGATGGACGGTTCCTGCGCACGCGGTAAGAGAGCGCGGGCCGCTGCTTTTTTATCCCCGCCGTATTGCAGCGTGGTCACAAGGTCGAACGGATCGCACACGCGGTTCGACAACGGATCTGCGCTCCCATGATGGCTGTACGTCAGCCAATGGCCTTGGCTCCCCCGAAAGACGACGACACCATGGGTGCGGCTCTCACTCCCCGGCCTCATGTAGCGGTAGGTCTGCGTGCGCCGGTCGAAGTAGCCGAACCTATATCCCGCGCCTTCTAGAACGCCTTGGACCCATTGCAGGGTTGCCGCGTCATTAAACGCCTTGAAGCTTTCTGCGGCTTCCGTGCGCGGCTTCTGGGCGGTCTTGGCGGCGTGGATCTCCGCTTCCGCTCGCTTCTTGCCCGCCGCCCACTCTAGGGCCGCCACGACATCGAAGGGGAGGCCGTCGTTACGCACCGCCACAAAGTGCGCCTTGTCCTCTTCCGTGCGCACACGGGGCAGAAACCACGGCTGGCTCCACCTGCGCGCCTCCACCACGTCCGAAAGGTAGATCCCTTCGCCGTGTAGCTGCGCCAGCAGGAAGTCGAGGCAGTCGCTTAGCTCCTCGCTGTTCTTGAGGTATGCAGGAATTGCAATCCTGTATTTCCAGAAGTCGTCCTGCGGACGTGCGCTGTGGGACGTGTGCGCAACGAACGTGATCCCCATGCGCGTGAGAGCGTCGGCTACGACAGGAAGCGGCGGGGCTCCAGACGTGATCTCGCCGGTTGTCGGATCAAACGTGCTGTCCGCGTCAAGGATCAGCAACTCGGCTTCGATCAGGTTCTCATCCGAACGCTTAGGCGCGCGCAGCTTCCCGCCTCGGATGTAGTAGGAGCCGTCCTTGTTCCCGACGCGCGGCGACATCAGCCGGTCGCAGAACCCCTCCCAAGTGTAGGCTTTGACGTGGAGAGAGACATCCGTTGCCCCGTTCAGCGCATAAGCCAGCAGCATGGTGTTCTCTTCCGTCGCGTGCGTCGTCTCGAGTTTCATCGTCCCTCTCCCAAAGACGCCGCCCACATGGGGCGGCGCTGTTGTTGTGTCTCGGTTCGGCGTCAGAACTCTTCGTCAGCAGCCGGTGCAGGAGCAGGCTTGGCTGCGGGCATTGGCTTGGGGGCCGGAGCTTCCGCTTTGCCCCCAAAAGCTGCCGGAGGGTCAATCCAAGCCGTTATTGACCACTTGGGAACGCGGAAACGCAACTCCCCTTGATCCTTCGTTTGCAGCTTTATGATCTCGGTCCCCGACACTTCGACAACCGGCATCTTGCCGGGGTTCTTTTCCGCGCCGGAGATGTAGGAGTCATGCAGGCTGTTGATCGCCCGCAAGACGTTCTTCGACGTGTGGGAGAACTCCCGCAAGCCGTGGTCCTTCATGAAGATCTTCATGCGGACACCCTGCTTGTGATCTGGCGAAGGCTGCGGGGGCAAACGCTCACCGATCTTCGAGAGGGTGAAATTGACCGCGCCGGGCTTGAAAGAGATCCAACCGACTTCAAGGTTTTCCATGTCCACGACGAACTTGAAGGGCTTCTCGATTTCAATCTCTGTCTTGTCCCAAGTGCCATCGCTCTGAGGCTCACGATTGACGGCGATGAAATCGCCAGCCTTCGCGTCGAACTTGAGCACGGGGAGAAAGCTGCCGCCTTCCTTCTTTTCCAATTCCAAACCAATAGCCATTTTGCTTTTCCTTTGACGAGTTTCCGTTGAGCCCCAACGGTAGGGATTAGATGTGCGACCAATTCCTACCGCGCAGGATGAATTGGACCATTCGACGGTCAACATCGAACTGCTTCGCGAGCTTTCGTTTCGAGAGCGTCGCCATTGATCGCATCTTGAGAACTTCTGCGGGCGTCAGCTTTTTCGCTGCGCGTCCCTTTTTCTGTTTGTCGGCATGGTTCTGTGCATTGGTTCCAAGCGACAGGTGGTCAGGGTTTACGCACAGTCGAACGTCGCACTTGTGCATGATGTGTAGATCATCAACGATCTCGCCGCAGAACATCCTGTAAGCCTGCCGGGGAGCTGTATCCACTTTCCCGTCAAACCAGAACATGCCGTAGCCATTGCTCGCCACGCCACCGGTCCAGAGCCAGCACCCGCTATTGGGCTCTGGCGAGACTTTCGCCATGAATCTGTCTTCCGCATTTTTCATTTTGACCCCTTGAGTCTTTGATTGCCACTGCTACCCCGTGGCCGGGATTAGAATTTCAGTGCGCCGTGATACGCGATAAGGCAGCTTTCTGCTCTACCGTCGTCTTTGACCCGCGCGAACTCCCCTGCGTGCTTCGGGAAAAGCTCCGTCGCACGCTGACGGCTGCCATGCTTGCCTTCCCGCACCTGCATGGCCTTACGCCATTGCTGCGGGGTAACGTAGGTCACGGGGATGTTGAGAGCAGCAAGCACGCCCTCCACGACGCCGAAGGATCTGCCAAAAGCAAACATCGAGGTGACGCCTTGCCCTGGACGGGCCGCAACCTTCTCCACAATGGCGCGCCTTACATCGATGCCGCGAACAAGCATCGCCAGCCGCTGCGGTGACACTTCCCGCTTGGCCTTCCCGTTCCTTTCTACCTCGTGAACAGGCATGTCGAAGATGGTTAGCTGCCCCTTCTCGTAATCGAAGAAGGCCAGCGCGCCATTCAAGCCAGGGTCAATTCCGAGGATCATCTCTCCACCTTCACCTTAAGCCCGAACTCCTTGGCGAGGGCCAGCATCGTGTCCGTTTGCATGTTGCCGCCCCTCGCCTTGATCGAGTGCAGGGTCGCGGACGACAACCCCACGTTGCGAGCGATCTGGCGGCAGGATTTCCCCGACCGCTTGATCTCTTTCTCAAGCACTTCGTAAAGCTGACGGCTCGTCTGTATCATCATCGATGGACCTCCTGTCCCGAGACCATCGCGCATCTTCTTCGGAGCCGTCAATTTAGATTTCCTTCTCATTCATCAAAAGGCAGACTTAATGCCCAGCCGGGCAAGGTCAGCTTCAGGATGTCGTCGCTGTATCGCGCAACAGGTGGCGTTGCCGACATCGCTTCCTTGAAAGCGTGCGCAGCTTTCCTCATCAACACGTCTCCGCTTTGGAACGCGGGCCGGTCGATTTCGTAAACGCCAGTCATGTGCGGGGCTTCGCTCTCCACCGCGATGAAAACGAAACGACTGAGCGGCCTGCCCGTGATCGCCTCGTATCCGTTCGCGTAGTGCGCAGCTTGCAGATGGTACTGAAAGGTGCCGATCTGCCGGGAGAAGCCGCCGGGCGTAGCATCCTGGCACGTCTTCAGGTCGAACATCACGTCTCCGCACAGATAGTCCACGCGCGCTTTGCATGGGACGCCATACTGTTCCCACAGCATCGTGGACTCCGCGCTTCCGCCTTTCATGTATTCCATCACCATCGGGTGATTGAGAGCAGCCGCAGCGATCGCCTTCGCTTTCTCGTACTGAAACTCATCGATGACGATCTTACCCTCGTGCTCTTCCTCGAAGTTGGCGAGGGCTTCCTTGCCGAACTTCGTACGTTTGTCCACGCGAGGCGCGACAGCGAACTCCTGCTCAAACTTCTCCGGCTCGAAGACCAGGGTGTGGCAGAGCGTCCCGAGCCGCATCGCTGCTGACGGCTCCCGAGGGTTGCTCATCGCCGCGAGATAATGCAGCGGGCTCCGCAGAAGCAGCTTCGCTGACGACGCGCTGAGCGCCCTGATCTTGTGATACTCGCTTGCGGGTAGACTTTTGATGAGTTCCATTCGTTCTCTCCTCTGCGCCTTCTGCGCGCCACTCTCCGCACCAGTAATCTCTCGTCACGCGCACCGTCTGCGGGAAGCGGTGGCACATGAAGTAGCCGCCCACTTTCACAGGCGCGAACTTGCAGGTTAAGCAATTATCCATCACTTCCCCTCCTTCATGTTACTGTCCATGTTTACGTGCAGACGGTGCAGGAGCCGAGATGCCGCCGCAAGCCGCAGGACCGCCTCTTCTGTGGTTGAGATCGCAGTCATAACCGACCCGTCAACAAGCACACCGCAAGCGGCTACGTCCTGCAAGGTTCCATCTTTGGCATCGGCCAACATCTGCTCCAGCCTCTCGACGCAACTCTGGTTCACAGGCTTCTCTATCTGGACGACTTTCATGTGCTCTCCTTCTCTGCGAGGGCGGCGCGGGCTTCATTTATGGCGTCGCTGGGAACGGATTGACAGCGGTCATAGGTATCAACCTGCCACCAGTCCCATGCCTCCACAATGTGGAGGAGGTTCTCCCGCAGCCGCCCGACCTCTTGACCGAGCGTCACGATGTCGAGAGCTTGCTTGCTGCTGTGCTCCCGCGCCTCCTCCAACTTCACTATCGTCTTCCCGTGTTGACGTTCTTCCTCGACGAGGTCGTTCTCTAATTGCGCCACGTAGTAGCGCAAATACCTGATCTCCTTCGCTGCATCGCGGCGCATAGACATTGCGCCGTCGATCCTGTGGTCTTCAAGCAGATCACAAATGTCCCTGTCGTCTGTCATCCTGCTTTCACCCCTCTTCTCTTGGCCGCGAGCCGAAAGCTCTGCGTCATGCACTCCCGCGAGCAGAACAACCTCGTTCGTCTCTTCAACCTCTCACCGCACCAAGTACAGCGCACGAATTGAAGGCTGTTTGCCTTGCCAACATCCGCGCACGCTTTGCTGCAAAATCGCTTTTCGTTCCCCTTTCCATCGACAAGCTCTGACGGATAGAAGTAACTCTTCTTATTGCACTGCACACACCTGTGTTCGAACATCATAGCCAGAACGCCTCGCCTCTCGTCTTCGCCGGGCGAACGTGAAACGAGTTCACTTGCTGCAACGAGTGAACAACCGTTGTGTGATCGCGACCGATAAACCTACCGATCTGCGGCGTGCTCCAGCCGCGCAAATGCAACAGCCATGTGATCGCGCGACGCGGCGGCTGGCGAGAATGGAACCTGCTGCGCCCGATGATCCCCAACCATGGCGTATCGTAAGCGATGAGGATCTGCTGAATGGAAAACCGCAGATCATCCGAACATTGCGGAAGCCCGTACATCAGTTCGGACATCCGACGCTTAGTGGCTGCGTCTTTCGTCTCGACCTTCGGCTTCGGCGGGATATGACAAACCGCCTGCTTGCGTGGCAGAGATGCAGGCGCACTTATCCGCGCGCGGACCTCACGATAGTGAGCCGCCCAGTCTTGATTTTCCATTACTCGCTCTCCGTTAGTAAACGCGCGCGTTTCTCACAAGCGCCGTGTACTTGGTCTTGTAACGCTCGTCCCTGCCACTCAGCCGCCGCTTCCAACCGCCAACACCAGACACATGACACAAGGCCATCTGATGCTCTGTTCTAACTCCGCTGGCGATGCACAGCCGCATGTGCGCCACGCCAGCAGAGGCTCCGTAGTGTACATCCCTCAACCGTGCAGGATCGTAACCCATGGCTCGCGCTGTCCCCGGCATGACCTGCATCACGCCTTGCGCTCGTCCATGCCTCGTCTTTGGGCCTACAGCCGCAGGGTTAAACCGCGACTCGACGTAGGCGATCTGCAACGCGACAGGCACCCACTTATCTCCCAACTGCTTGCGTGCCTCGTCAGCGACGATCTTCTTAACGTGCGCACGCTCAGGCGAAGACCTGACAGTCCTTTGAGAAGCGACAGGCTTCGCAGCCTGTCTCGCGGCTTCTTCCCTCCAATAATCCGCGTGCGACTGTTCAGCCATGGCGGGAGTAGCAGAAAGGATAAAAGCCAAAGCGATCTTCTTCATTACAAAGTCTCCAGTGGGCCTCGGCCTAAGCCGAGCAAAGCCCGGCATTTTAGGACAAGCGTGCCACAATGCTCAACCCGGCCTGCGCGAAAACAAAAAGTCGTGGTAGTTACGCTTCATCACAATTCCGACGACTTGATCCTTTGTGACCGGCTCAACCACATCATCGTCGATGACATACGGCTTGTAGTGGTAGTACTCCATGTGCTCGACCATCCCAGAGATAGACGTGTCAGACACGCCCTTGAGACAGTCTGCGTTGATCTCCATGATGATTTCGGGTGAGAAGCTCTCCAGAAGACCAGCCATCCCGTCGATAGCGAAAGGCTCAGCGCCTTCGATGTCCATCTTCACAAGATCCAAACGCTTGAGGTCTGGCAACACGCTGTCGAGTTCCACCGTTGGGACGATGCTTCGACCTTTTAGCGGCGTAAACGAGTCCACCGTCCTCATAGGGGTGCCGCCGAGATTGTCTCCAAAGTCGTGCTGCATCTGCATGAGGCCGGGGCTTTTTGAGACAGCGTAGGGCAGTACATCGATGCGGCTTTGCAGGCCGCTCTCGACAATCGACGCCATCATATATGGGAGGACAATAGGGTTTGCCTCGACAGCGATAACCCTGCCATCTCCGTTGTATTCCTGCATCTTGTTTGCTGCGAGCAATGTGAAAAAGCCTAGGTTCGCCCCAACATCCAAAAACACGCCATTCGAAGGCAAGTTATGTATGATGTATCGCTCGATATGGCTTTCCCATCCGCCTGTATGCAGGATGCTAGAAGACACGCCTTCGTCTTCCAAGCAGACGTAGATCGGTCGTGCGAACCACGTCTGCGTCTTTACCCATCTACTCATCACTCACCCCTTACACGCGAGATCGCAGCCTGCCCCAGTGGGGTATCTGACAACATCCCGAGAGCAGACATATAGGTATCGATCAGCGCCTGCTCTTCGTCACGCTGCGCAGCGTCCTTCTTGCGGATCGCGAGCACCTTGCGGATGATCTTCACGTCGTAGCCGTTCGACTTTGCCTCAGTGAAGATTTCCTTGATGTCAGCAGCGAGCAGCGAGCGGTCGTCCTCCAGCTTCTCGATGCGGTCGATGATGGATTGCAACTGATTGTTGTTCATTTGCCAGCCTCCAGTTCGCGAACGACAAGCTGCGCGTAGCCAGCGATGTCGCGCCAGTGGTCCACTTCGTTCGGATCGCCCGACAAGATGCGCCCGATCTTGGAGGCGATCATATCCAAGCACTCTTTCTGCGGCATCGTCAGTTCTTCGAACTTGACGCCGTAATACCTAAAGTCACCCTTCATGATCTGCGCCAAACGCGCGACATCCACGTAATCGCCGTGCGTCTTTGCGCGTGTATCCAGCAGTTCAACAACGTCTCCCATGCGACCCTCCCTAGTGAATATGCGCCACGAGTTCATTCTTCACGGATTGCAGCGAGCGGCCATAAATGATGTGGCCGAGAACGGAAACGCCGCGAAACAATCGTTCCTGGCTCTTGTACCGGGACACCTTCGAGATGTACCCGACCTCCATCCCTGCATACTTCACAGTGTAAGTTCCATCCTCGTTCCGAATCACGTTGACCATGGCGGACTCCTCTTTCCGACTTGACGATCCTAAGTGATCGTTTTAGTTATCGTCAAGTGTCAATTTGAGTGAGCGGCGAGAAATGTTGAAGCGAGCGTTTGACCAGTGGCTGACCGAGCGGCGTGGCCTTGGGCTTATCGGGCTGAAAACTGCGCAGAATTACAGCGAGTTCTGCGCCGATTTTCTGCGGCTCCATGGCGCACGAGATGTGGCCGAGATCACGCCACAGGTCGTCACCCTGTGGTACATCGAGCGCCTGCGAACCTGCTCGGCCTCGACCGTGCGAACGGCCCATCAGGTGCTTTGCGGCTTCTTCAAGTGGGCAGTCGAGCAGGGGATGTCGCCCACTTCTCCCATGTCCAAGGTGACGCAGCCCCGCAAAGCCGCAGCAGAACGCAAGGCGCTGGACGAAGAGCAGATGCGTCGGCTGCTGGCCTACGTCGCGGACAAACCAATGGTGGGGCTCGCTATCCGCCTCGCGCTCGCTACCGGGCTGCGCCGTGGTGAGTTGCTGGCCTTGCGAAGGCGTGATCTGGATCTGATCGCGGGTAAGGTCTTCGTCACCAAGGCGATCGTGAAGATTGGCAGGTGCGAGATCGAGAGCAAGCCGAAGTCGGCGGCTGGTGTTCGTGTCGTCAGCTTGCCGCCTAGCATCTGCGAGGAGTTGCGGGTACTATCAAGAACCGCTGACGCGCCCCTCCTCCTCTCGCGCAGCGGCGAACGCCCATCGCTCGCGCACCTCTCCCGCGCAGTGACTGAAGCGATGCAGGCAGTCGGGCTGGGTGAGGGTTACTGCCTTCATTCAGCCCGACACTCCCACGCCACAGCCTTGCTGCGGAAGAAGCTGCCGGTAAAAGCAGTTTCGCAGCGCCTCGGCCACTCCGATGTGACCACGACGCTGCGAACCTATGCCCACGTCTTCGCTTCCGATGATGCAGAGCTTGCGGACGCGGTGGAGGAGCTTATCTCCGGCCAAGCATCTCCGGCCTGAACGCTGCGGCTCCACCAGGAGGCCGTTCGGACTCTGCCCCCGGCGCAACCAGCAAGACACGCATCGCTGACAAAGCCTCGCGTGTCATTGGATCAATCACTCGTTGGCCACCAGACGGAGTGAACTGCGCCGCTCTTTCCAAAATCGCGATCAGTTCATCCGGCGAGTCGGACTTAAGAGCATTTGCCATTACAGCGTTTACCTTGTCGGCGGGTAGCTTCGAGACAAGGTTCCTGAAATAGCCAGACATGATGTTCGCCGTCTGCATACTTGCGCCGCCACCAGTTGAGAAGGCAGAACCAGCATTGGCACCGACAACGCGTGCAGCAAGCTCAATCGCCTGCCCATAGGCAGTGCCGAACTTGTTAACCTCAATGCCTGTCGTATCCGCGATCTCGCGCTCAATTCCGCGCTTCACGAGGCCTTCAATCTGCGTACGCTGCGGGCCTGTGAGGATCTTGTTGCGCTCCAGTGTCCCGAGAATGCTTAGACCGCGATCAGACACAGCATCCGTTAGGATCTCGCTGAGCTTACCATAGGACAGCCCAGAAGCTCGGCTCGTCGCCTGATCGACAGCATAACGCATCGTAGCTGCTCGCAAGCCGCCGACAGCTTCCTGCCCGCCACGAAGGGCAAGCGTCGAAAGACGGGTTAGCTCGCGAACCGGGTTCGCAGATGCAATTGCAGATGCGACCGCATTTTGCGGGTTTTCTCCTGCGGCAAGAACGCGGGCGAAAGCAGCCGTGCGGTCAGCAGCCTTCGAAGCATCTCCGGTCTGCTTCAGAATATCGCGGACAGCCTTATCACCCTGCTTCTGGACTTCCGACACGGCTTGCGCCGCTGCCTTCTCGGCAGTCGGAACTGCTGCACCAGCGGTTTCCGCTGCTCGCTGCGCTTCAGCAGCCCGCCTGATGCTATCACGCACCTGCGGGAACTGCTCAAGGATTGCCGCATTGTCGCGGATAAATGCGTCAGCGCGACGGGGGATCACCGCCCCAGTTGTAGGGTCGATGATGCGCTCAGTCAGCGTCCGCAGGAAGTCCTGCTGGATCGCCTGCATGGCCGGACCTTGGTCCGCAACCGCTGTTCTAAGCTCAGACAGTTGCGCAGCCACACGCTCTGGCTGCCCAGAAGTCGCCGCTTCTAGGGTTAGTTCAGGGCGAATACGCCTAGCCCCAGAAGGCTTCGTCCCGAGGATGTCTCCCGCAAAGCTGCGCGACAATCTGTCATTTAGCGCGCGAGAAAATGCCAAAGCTGTTTGGATTTCAGGGGAGCCAAGCGTGCTCAAATCATCAAGAACCGCATCTGAAAGCTGCTGAGCAATCCGAGCATCCTTGAAGTTGTTTTGAGCCCTAAACTCTCGCGCATATTCTAGGAGTGAACTCCTCAACTTGAGAAGTTCACCTGACGTAACGGGTTCCTGTTTTTCTACGGCAGATTTGTATCTGCTGAAAACACGGTCCACTATGCCTGGCATGTTTTCTTCAGGCAGCATATCAGACCGCAACTCATCGTATTTATTCACTCCGGCTTGCGGGAGAATAGGGTCTTCCTTCGGGACGTTGCGGTAGAGTTGCCTTTCTTCAGCGCGCGCTTTTGCTACAGCGTCCTCTACAAGATTGGTCGCTTGTACGTTAAGTCCGCGGGCCTGACCCGAAGTTAATGGCGCGATAGGCGCAACAGCCTCTGCCGCTTCGCCTGCACGTTGCGCAGCAATCTGGCGAGCACCACCAACAGCGGCTTCGCCAGCTTCGCTAGTGCGTTTGATAAGAGCCTGCGCCTTATTCTCAGCGTTTGTAATCAAGCTATCCAAACGCTGGTCAAATGCGCGCTTTTGTGTCGTTGCCGCCTGCGTAAGAGCCTGCATCTGGCCTGGCTGGAAAGCCTCGCGAACCCCGGTCTGGATGTTTTGTGCGACCTGCTCGCGAGATGCAGCAAGCGCGTTTGCAAGCTCAGTATCGCTACCGGCGAGATACCTTTGAACACCAGTGATCGCCCGGCTCTGGGCAAGTTCAGCAGGGAGAGCACCTTGGACCACATCTGGAGTGCGCAGCCTCTGGATGATCTGCTCCGGCGCTTCGCCTGCCTGCTGGAGTAGCGGAGCAAGTTGACGCCCCGCAGTTACGCGAGCGGCCTCGTCCGTACCTGGGATAGCGGTGGCGAACTGACCAGCGCCCGCACGGCCTCCCGCGAGCCCGGCTGCTACGCCTGCTGCTCCGAGAAGGCCGCCGCCGAACTGACCAGCCATCTGTGCTAATTCGCTACCTGGCGCGACAACTTCTGCGCCATACGCGCCAAGAGAAGCACCTACAGTTGCCGGCAACTGGGAGGCCAAGAAGTAAGGGTTAGAAGCCGCATCTGCGACCATCTGCCGAACAGCCTGCGCTCCAGCCGCACCAACACCTGTTGTTGCAGGAGCAGCCAACGCACGTTCAACAGTCTGAGCGATAGGAGCGCCACGAGCCGCCAGACTTAGCCCACCGATGAACGGAAGCGCCGCACCTGAAGCCTCGCCAGCCCTAGCTGACGCTCTGAACTCAGGAGGGATCTCCTCGATTGTTTCGTACTGGTAACGCGCTCCAGGAGCACTCAGGCCGGTTGCGGCACCGACGCGCTCTTGCGCACCACCGATGGCCTGACGGACTGTCTGCCCAAGGGTGCGATCCTGCCGCCCTGTGACTAGGTTCATCAACTGGCCGGGAAGATCCAGTGGAGACGTAAGTCCACGCATGGCACCTTGAAGGCCATACACAGCAGCGCCTTTTATGCCTTGGGCTCCTTGAGAAGCATCTTCTAGCTGGAAGCCAGCAGGGAGACCGCCATCTTCAAGGATAAAGCCTTCAGGAAGTTCCGCCATCACATTGCCTCCCAGCGACCGTTTCTGAATACTCGACGCTCGCCAGTTTGAGGATTGACTGCCGTCTGGCCTTCACGGAAACGCGCAGCAGGAGCTTGCTCTCTTGCGGCAGGGGCTGCTCCCTTCGTCAGGCTATCGATTACAACATTAATGTTGTCTCGGTTGCGCCGCAAATCACGATAAGCCTGCGCCGCCTTCACCTTGTCAGCGTTAGAGGCACCGGACCTCTCGCTGCCGATGAAGAGAAGATCGTTCATGTCCGACTCAATTAGCTGACGGACAGAAGAGAACTTGTTTACCGCCTCAGCAGGGCTCGTAAAGACAGCGGCAGGCGTCGGCAAAAGCTCTTGGATGCGCTGCTGCGTTGACTTCAGGTTTTTACCTGCAACTTCGGCTGACGTTGCGCTGATAAGGCTATTGCGCAGCGTGTTGACCTCAGAGATAGCCTTCCCTGCTTCCTGCGTCTCAAGGTTCTCCGTGCCAGCAACGCCACGAATCTTCCCCGCAGCCCAGTTGAACGCACCGGGAAGCCCGAAAGCCCTGGTGTAGTCAACATCACGGTTGATGGAGGAAAATCTGTTTTGCTCGGGCGCAGGAGCAGCAGCCCCTGTAAGAGGAGGAGCTCCAGGCGGCCTAGCAGCAGCCGGAGGAGTTGCGACACCAGAAGGCGGCACTGCCGGAGTTTCCGCCTCGCCGAAACCGAAGTCCCTTGTCGGCGTGATGCGGACAAGCCCCTGGGGCGTCTTGCGATAGATGTCTTGCCCAGCGGTGAGGTAGTTCCCCTCCTCAAGCTGCTGCTCAAGCCGCT